TATATATTATATATAATAAATAAATAGATTTACCTAAATCCCTCGTTGAGTCATCTCCTGTCCTCCGAGGGGTTTAGGTAATAACAAGACAGGGGATATAAATGATTCAACTAGGAGAATATAAACTACCAGCGCACATAAGTTACTCAGCATTTACAACTTATCTAACCTGTGGTTATCAGTATTACTTAGGTCGCTTACTGCAACTACCAGAGGAACCAAGCATTTGGTCTGCTGGTGGCAGAGCATTTCACTACGCTGCAGAATTGTGGGACTTAGAAAATGAGTAATGCTTATTGGGATGTTGCTTGGTTAAAAGAAACTAAAGACTTAGATTTTTCTAAAGCAAGAGTTGCGGGTCGCTCAACCAAGGCTAACCCTGACAGAGAAGATGCTGTCTGGTGGATGAACCAAGGTTCAATATGGGTAGATAATTATATTTTATGGAGAAAGAATAATCCTGACTGGAAAATCTGGCGAACACCTCAAGGTGTTAAAGCCATTGAAATAGAACTCAATCCCGTAATTGCTGACGTGCCAGTAAAGATGGTGATTGATAGAGTCTTTGAGGTTAACAATCAATTGATTATTGTTGACTTAAAGACCAGCGCAAGACGACCTGTATCTGACCTTCAACTTGGTTTTTATAAAGTTGGACTTGAGATGCAGTTCGGCATAGAAGTCAATTTAGGAAACTACTGGATGAGCCGTGAGGCTGGGACAGGAGAAATGATTGACTTAAGTAGGTATACCCTGTCAACACTTGAATATATGGTGTCGGGCTTTGATAAGGCTCGTAAGGCTGGTGTATTCTTACCTAACCTATCCAGTTGCAGTTTCTGTGGACTAACAGAACATTGCACATTTACGAAAGAGAAGTGATGACTACAAACATCAATATATCTGGTCAAGATATTCTTGTTGCTCTTGACTTGAAAGTAATTACTGAACAAGAAGCCAGACAAATGTTTGGTTTATCAAACAAGAAGGAGATAGCAAGTGAGTAACGAAGACTGGAAACTGCAAGTTTCTATTCGCACAAGTGATAGTCGTGATTCAGATATGATTAACATTCGTGCTAACACCGCTGACGAACTAAGCGTATTGCTTGAGGGAATCAGCGACTACTCATCACAAGTAGCAGCAACCGCTAGGATGGTGCGTGCTTCATACAACGTAGCCCCTTTGGGGACATCTACTTCAACAGCAGACACAACGCCATCCAAATCCTCCGCACCAACCCAGGTGCAGGGTCCATCAGGTACAAGTAATCCAACCTGTATCCACGGTCCAAGAATTTGGAGAAGTGGTGTGTCAAAGAAAAATGGACAGCCTTATGCATTTTGGTCTTGTCCAGAACCGCAGGGTCCAGCGCAATGCAAACCTGCTAACTAAATAAATATTGGTGAAGGGGTAATTGTTTGGGGAGATAATTGCCCTTTCACCATTTTGGATAGGAGAATAAATGAAGACTTTAGTTCGTAGTGTTGGCAGGGCTGACATAGGTGGGGAACCGTTGCCCTCTGTTTTCAAGGCTTTTGATACACATAAAATAATTTTTCGTAGAGCAGAAGTATCTATGCTTGCAGGAACCCCTGGTGTTGGAAAGTCTACGCTTGCCTTGGCGTTGGCTTTAAAGATGAAAGTCCCAACACTTTACGTATCTGCAGATACTAATGCACACACAATGGCTATGCGCTTGGCATCAATGATTAGTGGCAAAAACCAGACTGACGTAGAATATCTACTTCAAAATGATTTGGGCTGGACCAAAGCCACTCTTGCCAAGGGCAGCCATATTGTGTGGTCTTTTGAATCAAGTCCATCACTACAAGATATTGATGAAGAAGTCCAAGCATTTGAAGAACTCTGGGGCTGTCCACCTGTGGCAATATTTGTAGATAACTTAATGGATGTAGCAACAGATGGCGGAGAAGAGTTTGCTTCAATGCGTGCCATTATGAAAGAGTTAAAGTTTTTAGCCCGTCATACCAACGCTGGTGTAATAGTTCTACATCATACAAGCGAAGCGGTTGAGGGTCGTCCTTGTCAGCCACGCTCTGCACTACAGGGCAAGGTCGCACAATTACCAGCATTAATTGCTACACTTGGGGTAGTGGGAACATCAATGTCTGTAGCACCTGTGAAAAACCGATACGGAAAAGCAGATGCAAATGCAAACATAAATGTATGGCTTGCCTTTAACCCTGAATATATGTATATGGACGATATACCAGAGAGTGTATAAGGAGTAAAATGTTAAGAGAAGAAGAAGACGATATGACACAGGAGATTCGTCAACTTGTTATGTTGGAAGTTAAATTAGAAATAGATAAAGCAATTCAGAAAATTGAAGAAGCAAAGATTCCAATTAAAGATGAGTGGTCTGATGGTCTAAACGTAGGTATGGATTGGGCTATTCGGATTCTAAAGAAAGATAAGAGTGCGTCTTAAGTGGTACAAATCCAGTTAACGCCCGAAGAGATTGAATCTTCTTTACAGTTTGTTGATGCAATGCGTCAAGACAAAAAGGAATTCAATGTTACAGACAAGAAGTTTGATGCAAAGAATACCTCTTGGGCTGTAAATCTTATGGGTTATTTGGGTGAACTGGCAGCAGCAAAGGTATACAACACTAAGACTGATGACAGAGTTCTTACTGGCGGGGATGCAGGACACGATTTAGTTATTGATGGTAAAACTTATCAAGTTAAAACAACGGTAACTAAAGAACTTATATTCAACAGTAAGGAATTGTTTTCAGCAGACTATGCAATACTCGTAACCCTTATTGGAGACAGGACTCAACCACATATTAATTCGCAGTTCATAGTATGGGGCGACATATCAAAAGAAAAGTTTCTTCAGGTTTGTTATGAAAAAGATTATGGGTATGGAGTCAGGTATGTATGCCAGATAGATGATTTGGTTCAGGTGGGTAATGGCTAACCCTAATGGACGCAAAGGTTCTCAATGGGAAATAGATGTCCTTAAACTATTCCGCAAGATGGGTTTATGGATTGAACGTTTGACCAAGGCAGGGGCTAATGATGAGGGCGATTTAGTTACCGTCATTGCTGGACAAACTTACATCTTTGAACTTAAGAATGTAAAGAAAGTAGACTTGCCGAAGTTCTGGGAAGAGGCAGAAGTTGAGGCAATCAACTATGCTAAGGCTAGAAATTTAGAACAAGTTCCCCTGCACTACGTGATAATCAAGCGTAGGAATGCATCAGTTAACAAGGCTTGGGTGGTCCAAGATTTAACTCAATGGTTAAAGGAGAAGACAGGGAATGGTGATAACGATTGATAACGACTTACCAAGCATCAAGGAAATTCTTACGCACTACGGAGCAAAGTTCAGAAACAACCACGGTCAAGTCAACCTTCGTTGTCCGTTCCACTCAGACACTCACCAATCTGGAAGTGCTAATCTTGATAAAAACATTTTTATCTGCTTTGCCTGTGGAATTCAGGGAAACAGTTTACAAATCATTTCCAAATACGAAGGAGTAAATATTCGTGAAGCAAAGCGTATCGCAGAAGGAATTGTTGGGGAAAGCAACAGAGAAGTACAGTCAAAACATTTATCAGGCGGAAGATTACCTAAAGCAAAGAGGAATATCTCAGGAAGTAGCACGGCTGGCGCGATTAGGCGTAGTCGTGGAGCCTGAAGTTGGGCACGAAGCATTTGTTGGCAGACTATCTATCCCGTATATCACCAAGACTGGTGTTGTTGATTTGCGATTTAGGTCTCTTAATCCTGCTGTTGAGCCTAAGTATATGGGCTTGACTGGTGCGGAAACTAAAATGTATAACGTGCTAGATGTAGAAAAAGCGGGAGACTTTATCGGTGTATGTGAAGGTGAACTAGATACACTTACTATGTCTAGTTGTGTTGGTATACCTTGTGTTGGTGTGCCTGGTGCAAACTCTTGGAAGAGACATTACACAAGATTGCTTGCAGATTTTGAGAGAGTCTTTGTCTTTGCAGATGGAGACCAACCAGGAACTGAATTCGCCCGTAGTCTTGCTAGAGAATTACCAGTTACCATTGTCCAATTCCCCGACGGAGAAGATGTTAACTCTTTATATGTCCGACACGGAGCGGAATTTATACGGGCAAAGGTAAGCGTGAATGATTGATAAAGAAAGTGGATATTATTGCGAAGACTGTGGTGGTATTTTTTTAAATGGGTTTGATTACATTGACCACTATGTAGAAGAAGATGGTGATGATGAGTTTGACCCGTATTTGGTTCTCCCCAATAGTGTTAAACTACAAGTCGGTTCTTTGCTTAGATTTCTTTATGACCACTCTGACCAACCAGAACAAATACGTCAGATTGCAGAGTCAACTTATGTTACTTTGTATGCAGCCGAAAGAAATATTGAAGAAGTAGAAGATATGATTAAAGAAATGGTAATCAGTTCAGAGATGTTAAGATTTGATTCAAGTCTTAAGACGTTACTAGAGGAAGCAGACCCAGATGAAGAGGGAAGAGAGTGAAGAAATATGGCAGATAATTCAATACATTACGAATCTAGGAATGACTATAAAGACATACGAGAAAGTGGAGAACAATCTATTTATAACTCTTCAAGTGCCTCTCCTTTTGAGCAAGAAGTCAGAGCAGTAATGCAAGAGTTGGGCGACCTGTTGATTCAGAAGCACTATGACTATGGTCCAAAGAACATATCTGAATCTCCTGGTGGTCCAATCAATGGCTTGCGTGTGCGTATGTGGGACAAACTAGCCCGCATCAATAACTTATTTGATAAGAAGAGAGACGCTTTGAATGAACCATTAGAGGATTCATTTAAAGATTTAGCCAACTACGGGGTCATTGGACTCCTAGTTTTAAGGGGCAAATGGGAAAAATGAGAGAGCAAGAACTGTTTGAATGGCTGAAAGCGGAATACTTTCCAGACCTTGAGCATTCACCTAATGACTATGATGGATTTGATTGCATCACAGCAGAGAATAAGATGTTCATAGAACTTAAGTCAAGGAATACTCACTACCCAACCCTGCTTATTGAGAAGAAAAAGTATGATTTTTTATTGGAAAAATCTTCTGTCTTAAGTTATAATCCTTACTACATAAACTCTACGCCCGAAGGCGTATGGTCATTTGATTTGAGTGAGGACTTTGGAATTGAGTGGGCGGAAAAAAGATTGCCAATAACAACTGAGTTCTACAATACAAATCATACAATGAAAGTTGTTGGGTTTCTTCCCGTAGAAAAGGGTAATAAACTTAAATGAACTGGGACGAAGTAAAGAAGTGGGATTACATTGTAGATAGTGTAGCCCTTGAATACCACAAGAAGTTTGATATGGTTGAGATTCAAGACATCAGACAATCTTTGTGGTTATGGTTTGCTGAACACCCAAATAAATTAAAAGAGTGGGAAGCCAAGGGTGAGCGTGATGCAAAGAACCTTATCTATAGGTCGCTAAGAAATCAGGCTATTGATTATTGCCAACGCTGGAAGGCTAAGTCTGTTGGCTATGATGTTAATGATGTATTCTATTATGCGCCCGACGTGGTAGAAAGTATATTACCTGCTGTCTTAAGACAAGAGTTTGGTGTATCGCATAAGTTAAATCTAAGTAGAGTTGGTCGCCCTACCGCACCATCTGAGGGTGGCAACCTTATGGTAATTATGCTTGAGATTGACTACGCATTCTGGAAACTATCTAAAGAAGATAGACGCATATTGTTTATGCGCCACGCAGAATCATTAGACTTCAAAGAGATTGCTAACGTCTTAAGTCTTGGGTCTGAAGACACATCTCGTATGAGACACAAGAGAGCAATCAGTAAACTTATTCGCAGACTTGGTGGTCATAAGCCTTATAAAGATTATGATTTGCCAGACTCTGAAGAATCTACTGAGGAAGATTTACCTTTACAGTCTGAACAATGAGGCATCTTGCCCCGCTTTTTACCTTGTCTTTCAAATGTCTTTCCACATTTAGGGCAGGTTAATTCAATCATATGGACATCCACCCCTCATACTCTGCATTAGGATTATCTATTAGCCATTGCTTACGCAAAGCATTTTGATAAGCCCAATCTAAATCATTACTAATCTTCAAATTATTTTCTTGGTTTATTTCTTTGCTGTCTTCAGACATATCAGCCACCCGTCTTATAAAATCCCGAACCCTTAAAATGAATTGGGTTGGCTGTGTATATTCTGGTCATTAAAGCACCGCAAGTTTCGCACCTTGGTTGTTCGTGTCCAACTGGTAGTTGAAGTTCACGTCTTAAGTCTTCACCTGGACATTCGTAATCATAAGTTGGCATTGTAATCCTCATCAATAGGTGTTGGTGCTGTTGCTATTGCACCACATACAACACATATCTGTCTTAAGTCATACCACCCTACGCTTCTTTCTTCTAAATCCCACATAACATTTACTTGCCATAACTTAGAACCGCAAACGCATACCATTATTGGCTTGCCCGTTAGGTCTAACATTAATAATAACCTTTCCTTAAATGATGACCCCACGCTTTGCAAGGTGTGATGTATCTATGTTCTATATAATTATACGCCCTGAGAATCTGTATCTCTGGCACATAAGACTTCTCTCCTAGCACCTGACCAATTCCAAACGCTGTTGACTTTGGGTTGTCGGCAAAGTGGTCAAACCTAGACTCGGCTGTAAACAATTTTAAAATGCAATCCCATTGTTTATCTTTCCACCCATACCCAGCCCACGCAAAGTCCTTTGCTATTCTTTTGTTCTCTTTCTTTTCTTCATACGTAGCCTTAGTTCTTTTGGATATAACTGGCGTCTCTTTTACAACAGCATCTTTAACTCTATCTGATATTGAGAGTGAGGTCATTGACGCTACTACAATTCCAATGGATAAAATACCTAAAGACTTTCTCATCAGGACGCCTTTGCAATCTTAGCCCTTACCCTCTTTCTAAATACCGCCTCTATTGCACGCTTTCTTTTTGGAACCTTGCCCTTTAAAAATAATCTTTCTGAATAAAGCAATCCACCCCAGATAGAACCAGTAATCATATTCTCTTTTTCCATTCCTGTCTTAAGACATTCATTCTTTACGGGACAAGAATCGCATATGGATAATGCAACCCTGACTTTATCTACATCATATTCAAAGTCTTGTTTGCTTCTAAACTCTCCATAGAACCACCAATCAGGGTCATAGTTCAAGCACCCAGCATTCTTATACCAACTGGGCTGTCTAATTATACCATCAAGATTCATTGATTACCGCCTTAAGTTGTAAGACTGGCAGGATATTTACGCATTTCCCGTCGTGATTATCTTGGTATACCTCACTAGATTTGCGCTGTAATGAGTAAAGTATTTCATCTTGTTTGTCGTGGTCATATAGGTCAAAGTTTTCTGGCAGTTGCTTCTCATCTACCCATACATCAACAACCCTAACGCCCTTTGTTTCGTAGGTTAATCTATATTGTTTCACCATATACCCCTAACCATTTGTCTGTCTTCACAACTTCTGCAACGCCCTTCATAGAACTCATACGGGTCTTCCTTCTCACCACAAGAACCGCATTCTTCGCACTCGCAACCGTCGTCATTCTTATTGCACACCTCACACAATCTGTATTCATCTAAGTCATTATTGTTTTGGTGTCCTGTATTTTCTGAACAATCAACGCAAGTGCCAGCACTTAGCGGATTGTCGCACCCGCAAGGACAATTACAAGTGCTCTCTTCGCTCACCTTTCCAACTCCTTTTCTGCTTCTGAATCTAAGAAAGAATCAATGGCAAGTTCTGACTTAAGACGCTGTTCTTCTTCCATCTCAAGTGCAAACTCAGCGTCATTAATTATATCTGAAATGTAATCTCTGAACTCTGACGGTGGATTTTGTCCATCAAATATATCTACCGCTTTCTCCCACACTCCAGCCTTGGTTTCAAAGTGTTCACTCCCCCACCATAAGGCTATTACTTCTTGCTCTGGGTCATATGTTTGGTATAACAATTCAACTAATCTTCTAACCTTCATTTGTTTGCTCCTGTCATAACTTGTATTAGTTTCTTTGCGCTTTCTGTTAGGTCGCCCCAGTTAAACTCTGCCCAGCCACAATCTATGCATTCGTTAACTGACTTATTCATTTGCCAGCCACAATTAGGGCATACTTTATCGGTCATTTATTTGCTCCTGTCTCTGTCTGTGCTTGCTTGTATCCATCTAACCATACATTGCTAAGCAGTTCTTTTATTCTATCTTCGCTCCAAGCATCAGCAGTTAAAAAATCTGCTAGTTCTTTTAGCCAATCTTTTGTTTCTGTATTCATATATTTCTCCTGTCTTAAGTAGTATTTATCCGTAAACTAACTCGCCGAAGATTGCATATTGCACAATCATATCTCCGAAACAAGCGTCGTAATCTTCTGTATCTAATGGATAACTTCCACAATGGGTTTGCCCTGCTTTGAGTGCTAGTTCATACCCTCTGCGTAGGTCTTCAATCTCTACAACATAAGTCTTTTCTCCTATGCTGTCGTAAACTCTGACCGCTTGGGGATTGGCTACTATCTCACCATTTTCTCTCTTCCATAAGTCAATGCCTTGATAGTTTGGCTTGCGTAATTTCTGGCACCAGTAATACATACCCGCACCATCACAACCCCAGACCGCTTCCCATAATTGATTAACCGTAAATGATTTGCTTACTGTTAATGTTTCATTTGCGTTCATACTTTCTCCCGTCCTTTCGTTGCTTAACTATTGCACTATTTCTTTTTAGAATCAATAGTTCTTTTAGTGAATTGCATCTCACGTCTTAAGTCATAGCCGTGCCCGCACTCTGAGATTAAGACTAAGCAATCCCCGCAGTAAACCTCGTTTGCGCTCGCCATCATTCGCCCTCTGGTTCCATTGGTTCTAATAGTCCACCCAAACCCAGTTGTAAATTGGTTTCTATTAATACTCCCTCGTCCGTATCTATGATTAGGGCATTAGGTAGTATCGGTTTAATTGCATCAATTAAGTCTTGCATTGTTTGCATTTTATTCTCCTGTCTTAAGTCGTAGTTTCTTATGGATACAATAGGTCAAGGCAGAATTGAGATAAGTTTTCAAACTCCACTTTGCACTCGTCGGGTGTTGTGATGTCGTTCAACCACCAGAAAATTGTTATGAATAGGGCGGTCAAGATTACCGCCCTTACCCTGCGTCCTCGCTTTGTGAGTTTCATTATTTGCTAACCTTAAATACTTGAGCCTTAAGACGTAAGTCTGTCTCTTCCTTGAAGTTTTCTTGGATAGTCTCGCCCCATCTTTTGAATCGTTTGTATTCTCTAACTTTGACGTAAATCGTAGGGCTTTCTCCGTCGTCGTAGCCTTCAATGGCACCACGTCCAAGGTAGCCTTCTTCAATCCAGCCCAGCACTTGCCCGCTTGCTGTTGTTCTTAACCAGCCTCGGCGTGGGTTTCCGTTTGCGTCGTTATCTGTTGCTATCTTAATTAGCATTCTGTTTCTCCTATCTTAAAAGGTAAAGGCTTGTCCCTTACCTAGTGCCCCAATGGTATCGTGAATACCTGCCACCTTCTATGGTTTGGGGCTGTGAATTGAATCACATCTTTTCTTTCTGTCTTAAGTTGTAATTATTCCTGAACTGATTTAATTCTTAGGCTCTGTTTGAATTGAGTCGCTATCTTCTGAAACTCTGCGAAGTTTTCCACGCTGAGAGTATTCGTTGACTCTAATCCTGAACCGCTAAATAACTGAAATGTTATTTTCATTTCTGTTCTCCTGTCTTTGCTGTCTTAAGTCGGAAAGTATTTCCTTCCAACTCGTGCCCCGCTCCGAATTGAATCGGCACGCCCTCGGCGGGCGGGGCTGTCTTGCTATTCTTGTGATTCCTTCCAGATTTGCGGGGCTTCTGCTCCTATGTCTGCCTCAATTAATCCCCAATCAATTAGAACGCTTACCGCTCTATCAAAATCTGAGAATGAGGTCATATTATCTACCAAATCTAGGATTAGGTTATGGCTTTGGGTGTCTGGATTGTAGGACATTAGTTTCCAACCTTTCCCGCAATAATTACCTTGCCCAGATTAAAGTCTCTCATAATCTTAGCCAGCAATTCAATCTGTCCATTGTAGAATTGACGACCCTCTGGGTTATTTAGATTTTCCATAACCTTAGAGTGCAAATATGATGCCTCTTCTTCTATGTATTCTCTAGTTATTTCTTTATTCATTGTCTTTCTCCTGTCTTAATTGGTTAGGGCTTTTCCCTAACTCGTGCCCCCGCTAGGTCTTGAATCTGCGCCCTCTGGTTAAGGGTGCGGGGGCTTTCCTTTCTAGTTGTCGTCTCCCTCTGATTCCTCGGTCTTGAATTCGGTTTCGCAATCTTGGCAGATTGGGGCGCATTTTTCTAGTGTCTTAAGACTTAAGCGGATTTTCTCCCCGCACTCGCATTTTGCCACTAGCAGATTCTTATTGCGTCCTTTTGGTGCGGATTCGGATTCTTGAATTGCGGTTATCTTTAAAGCCTCGGCGATTATTTCTAATGCCTCTGCCCAGCGATTCTTGCCCTCTTCGGTTAGGGTAGTTTGAGCGAATCCGAATCTCTTAACCTTTTCGGTCTTAAGACCTAATTCCTCGGCAACTTTTGCGAACTTTTGATTGTGATATTGCTCGGCGGTGCAATCTGCGATTCCATTCTTGTAATTCAAGGAATGGCTAACCTCGTGCAATAAAGTTGCAAGAACGCTTTCGGCTCCATTTCTGAAGAAATCGGCGTTGAACATAATCTCGTTGAAAGATTCCTCTCCAGATTTCCAAGGCTTGAAATGTGTAAAGTGTGCTTTTTTGCCCTTGGTGTTTCTGGAAATTGTGATTGTTGCTCGTGGGGCGTCGGTTTCCTTTTTGATAATCTCGTGAGCCTTTTCTAGTGCATTTTGAATCGGGCTTAAAGATTCGGTCTTAAGTTGAAAAATGTCTTCAACTTTTGCGGTCTTTCTTGTTGTTGCTGTCTTCATTTTTTCTCCCATCTTTCTTGATTTGCCTAGGCTCATCAGTAGGGGCTTTTCCCCTAGACGCCCCTTTCGGAGCGTTTCGCCAATTACTTTACTTTTTCCCCTGTCTTCAAATCGTATTCAATTCCATATGTTCCACCTTGGCGAACAATTTTTGAGAAATTGAAAAAAGATTCGTA